GTAGCAGATGACGGATCTCTAGCCTATGGTCCTTTGATTTGGGAGAATAGCCAACCTGTTTATGACTTTGCATTTAGAGATAGATATGCGTGGGCTGCAACTAGCGTAGAAGATGAACCTGGAACTATCCGCATCGACTTAGGTACGCAGATTACTCCACTGGTATTTCCTTACGCTTACGATACCTACAAGCCTACTGGCGATACTACTCACGAGACTACAGCTTGTGCTTTCATTGATGGCACAGACCGTTTAGCATTTACAACTAATGCTACAACTACTGCTAATGGTTCTGTCTACATTGAATCAAGCACTCGTCTAGTAGAAGAGGGAACTCTTCGTATTGGATATGTTCGTTACAATACAGTTGAAAATAAAATCTTTAAGTACATAGTTCCTAAGTTTGATACCACCAATGGTGGGTTAGTAGTCAAGTCTGTGGATCAGTACGATAACGAATACTCACTTGGTTCCTACTCGCAAGGCTCAACCGTAGGTGAGATTGGTATTGGTTATCCAATCGGTGCACAGCAGTATCTTGGCTTTATCTTTACCTTTACCCGTAGCGATACCGATGATACTAAGGGTCCACTATTTACTGGCTATCAGCTAAAGGTGCTACCTGCCGTTCCACGTCAGCGTCTTATTCAATATCCGTGCTCCCTATTCGATAGCGAATCAGATAAGTTCGGTAATAAGTCTGGCTATGATGGGGCCGCATATGACCGTTTAAAGACCATAGAAGCCATTGAGAGCAACGGAGATACCATCGTTATCCAAGACTTTAGACCTACCGGTGGTGAGACCTATACGGGCATTATCGAGGAAATTGACTTTATCAACAAGACACCTACCGACAAGCGCTACTCAGGATGGGGAGGCCTCTGCCTTATCACCATCCGTACTATCTCATAAGGAGAGCAATGACTATAGACCAATGGGCTACCACTATCTCAGGCTTCCTTGCCGTTCTAATCGCCGTAGGTGCGGGGTTTAGATGGCTAATAAAGCACTATCTGAGCGAGCTTAAACCTAATGGGGGCGGCAGTATGAATGACCGCCTAACTAAATTGGAGACTAAGGTAGAGATTATCTACGACATACTCAAGGATAAGTAATGAAAACTAAACGAGAGAAGTTCGTTGAAGTAGCACTCGCTGAGGTAGGAACCAAAGAAGGTCCTAAGAATAATGAGACTAAGTATGGCGCTTTTACCAAGCATAACTTTCAGCCTTGGTGTGGTTCTTTTGTTATGTGGTGTGCTGCTCAAGTAAAAGCAAAGCTACCTAACGTAGTCTGGACACCTGGTGGAGTTGAATCATTTAAAGGAATAGGACAATGGTCTAATGCAGAATCTGCTACTCCCAAGCCTGGCGATATTGTTTTCTTTGATTTCCCTGGCGGGGATAAAGTGGATCACGTCGGTATTGTTATCAAGGATAACTTAGATGGAACGGTAACTACCGTTGAAGGCAACACAGTTGCAGATGGAAAACAAGGTTCTCAATCTAATGGCGGAGAAGTCTGCTTGAAGATTAGAGCGTACAAACAGAAGAATAGAAAAAGACTACCGGTATATATCAGTGGATTTGGCCATCCACGATGGGGGAAAATGTGAAGATTAACAAGAAAGTATTTGAAGTATGGGCAAAGTGGTTCGTAGGTAACCTACTTACAGCAGTAGTAGTTATCGGTAAGTCACCACTTGACTTCTCAACAGCAGATTGGAAGAGCGCAGCTAACGCAGTATGGCTTGCATTGGTACCAGTAATCATTGCTTGGGCTAACCCTAAGAATGATTTAACTATGACTATCAAAAAGTAATAAGGTCTGACTGCGAGGCTACAGCCCCACCCGAAAGGGTGGGGTTCTTTTTTTATGCCCTTATTCTGGTTTATCCACAGGGCAAGGAAGAGTTACTTTGTTTCCGCAGTTAATACACTCACCTTCCAGGAACCACCAGGACACAAAGTAATCTTCAAAGCTGATAATGGTTTCAAAAACAGTACAACCGCAGGTGCATACGTGAACCGGACCCAAGCTTCTTAGATCCGTGGCAAATTTTTCTGGTAGCATTTGAACCAGAACTTCCCTGTTTTTCCGCAGGGTTGGTAGACGGAGCCGCACAGTATGCCTCGCTTAAACGGGCCGCGAGGCCCGTATTGTTAATTCGCTTCGCTCATATTTTACTCAACCCATCAAAAACGTGTCGAACGACACGCCGATAACGCGCCGGCGTGATACGATTACCTAATGGCACGCATCTACTCGGTGAAGATATTTGGACAGAAGTATCGCATTGACTATAACCATAATGAAGAAGATAGTTATGGCATTACTGATCCTGCCACTAATAGAATTTCCATCCGTCACCGGTTACCAGAAGACAAGCTCGTTCGTGTATTGATGCACGAGGTAGCACACGCAGTTATCTTTGAATCTTTATTATGCGATAGAAAGAGATTTGATATTGAAGAGGTCTGCGACCTGGTTGGTTATCACATAGTGGATATGCTGAAAGATAACCCAGCTTTAGTTGAATGGTTATTTGACTACAAACAAGAACTTGACAAACCAGCAGAGCAGTAGTCTAAAGTATTCTCCCCACGAAGAAAGGTAATGTAATGAATAAAACATTACAGATTGAAAAAGAAGATTTATTAAAAAAAATTATTGACAGGGCATTGGAAGAGCGTGTAAGTTACGAATTGTACGGAATAGACAAAGAAAATGCTTTTCTATCAGGAATTAATGAAGGCATTTTTAGAGTAGTAGATGCAATAAAGGGGATGGAACTATGAAAGATTTTCTCGTCAAGATATTGCACGATAAAGATAATTCCAGAGCAAGATCTAATCAGGTCCAAATTGGACCATCAGAGTTAGGTGGTTGCCGCCGCAAAGTTTATTTCCGTTTGAATAATCAGCACGAAACTAACGATAATGAGATGAAGCTAGCTGCCATTATGGGTACAGCTATTCACGCATCTATTGAGAAAGCTTTAGAGTTTGCCGATCCTACCGGCGAGAAATATGTAGTAGAACAAGAAGTTGAATATGGCGATATGAAAGCCCATATTGATCTATGGATTCCTGAAACTGGTGATGTTGTTGACTGGAAAACGGTTAAGAAATCAAACCTTAGCTATTTTCCTAGCACCCAACAGCGTTGGCAGGTTCAGGTTTATGGTTACTTGTTAGACAAAAGCGGGAAGGGGAAGCCCGTTAATGTCAATCTTGTAGCTATACCTCGTGATGGTGATGAGCGAGATATTAAAGTCCACTCAGAACCTTACGATCCAGCCATTGCAGAGGAAGCTTTGAATTGGCTGGCAGCAATAAAAGAAACTACAGAAGCCCCGGCTCCCGAACGCGATGAATCTTATTGTAAGTTTTATTGCAAGTATTACGATGCCAGTGGGGAAATTGGTTGCGTAGGACTCAAAAAAAAAGATGGGAACCCAACTGATGTAGTTATTGCGGATCCAGATGCAGATAAGGCGGCCTTGCTTTATCTGCAACTGGGTCAGCAGATTAAGGAACTTGAAAACCAACAAGATGGTTTGAAGGAATCACTTGCTGGTTTGATAGGAGTGACCCAATCAGGTCTAGCAATTAACTGGACCACAGTAGCAGGGCGTAAGTCTGTAGATACTGATGCTCTATCTAAGCAGGGTATTGAAATACCTTACAAAGAAGGCAAAGAATCTCAGCGTTTAACAATCAAACAAACTGGAGGAAAGTAAATGGCTGCGAGCCAAGATACAGCGTTACAGATTAATTACAAATTACCAGATGGAACATTGGTTAATGTCTATGCAAAGGATCAAGCGCATCTTGAAACTTTACTAACATCTATTTCTGATCTTGCAACATTGATTACAGCTACTGCTGTTCAATTAGGTGCAAACAATTCTCCTGCTGGCAACATTGCAAATATGAAAGTTCAGCTAGGCGCTGAAGAAGTATCTGCAGATAGGCAGTGTAAGCACGGAGCAATGGTCTACAAGACTGGCGTTAACGCTTCCGGTAAAGCCTGGAAGGGTTGGATGTGCAACGCACCAAGAGGTGCGTCTGATAAGTGCGAACCTATCTGGGTTAAGTAACTTATGAGGGGGCCTTGGGAATTCGAGAACCCCCGTTGTGCTGAAGTAGGTGTTGAATTATTCTTTCCAGAAAAGAATGAAGACACTATAGAGATGAAGATGGCTAAACAATTGTGTCTATCCTGCACCCATAAAAACGAATGTCTTGAATGGGCTATTACCAACGAGATGCACGGCATTTGGGGTGGCAAGTCTGCGGTAGAACGCAAAAGAATTAGATCTATGAGAAGGAAAAAGAGTGCTTAGTTTAACCAGGGCTTGGAGTGGCGCAACCGTCAAAGCTGCTCCTCTTCCTGATGTTTGGAAAACACTTAGAGAAAAGCAAATTAGATTTAGACGCGGACAATTAACTATGGTTGCTGCCGCTCCTAACGCGGGTAAGTCTATGTTTGCTCTGGTCTATGCCATTAAAGCAGAAGTACCAACCTTATTCTTCTCAGCCGATACAGATGTTACAACGGTTATGATCCGTGCAGCATCTCATATCTCAGGTCACGCACAGATTACAGTTGAGTCTAATATCAATACGCTCAATACTTACTATGACGAATACTTCGAGAAGATGAAGCATATTCAGTGGGTATTTGATTCGTCACCATCACTTGACGATATTGAGTTAGAAGTCAAGGCATATCAAGAACTCTATGGTTTGCCACCACAGCTAATAGTTGTAGATAACTTAATGAATGTTGCTGCTGAAACAGACAACGAATGGGCCGGGCTTCGTGCAATTATGATGGAGTTGCACGACTTGGCTCGTAACACAGAAGCTTGTGTAATGGTATTGCACCACGTATCAGAAGCTTCAGAGTATGGCGATGGCACAGCGCCACCAGCTCGTAGAGCAATTCAAGGAAAGGTAAGTCAATTACCGGCACTTATTTTGACTCTTGGTTATGATCCATTGGGTAAACAATTAAAGGTTGCTGCAGTTAAAAACCGATTTGGTCCTAACTCTGCAGATGGAAAAGATTGGGTGCCACTAGATGCCAAGTATGTTGCTTGTCAGATAGATGATGTAAACTTAACTCACTACGTTCAGAAAACAAGTTGGGATCAAGGAAGGCTATATCAGTGAACACAAACCTAGTAATTTTGCCTACTAGAAGTAGACCAGATAATGCAGAGCGTTGCATCAACGCTTTAAAAGAACATAGCGTAATGTCAGATTTTGTTATTGCTATTGATGATGACCAATCAGATTTATACCCACGCTTAGATGGCGTTACCTATGAGGTGAACCCGAGACTTCGTATGAATGGCACACTGAACCTAGTTGCTAATAAGTATGCAGATAAGTATGAAACTATCTTCTTTCTAGGTGATGATCACTTAGTTCAGACACCTAATTGGGATGAGTATTTAACTAAGGCTATTAGACATAAAGGTTATGGTCTTGCCTATGGCAATGACCTATTACAGAAGCATCAGTTAGCTACAGCAGTAATGATGTCTACTAACATCATCAAGGCAGTAGGTTATATGGCACCACCTAAATTGGTGCATCTATATATGGATAACTACTGGATGATTCTTGGTCAACGTCT